GCGAGCGTGACCTTCTTGGTTTCTGGTGCGGATGCCTTCATGCCTTTGACTTTGTCAGCGGCCCAAACTTGCCCAGCGTCTCCGCCCCACAATGCCCATGCGATGCGGCCTGCGGATGGGAAGCCGTCTTCCCCTTGTTGAAAACCCTGCCCCTTTTTATCAACTTCGTGCCGTGAAAAGTACGAGTGCATCCGCTTGACGGTATCATCCGACAAATTCTTGCCGTTGCTGATGTCGCGAGCGCGGGCAACGCCTACGGCTGTGCCGCCTCGGTTGTATTCTTCGCGCCACTTTAAGCCTTTCAATGCCTCTTCTACCATGCCCTTGCTTGGCTTGTTCTCGTCAGCGAGATCAACTTGCTTGGCTTGCTCTGTCTGTATTGCTTCTGGCTGTGGCTCTTCTTGCACGATAGGCGCTGCAATAGGCGCGGCGGATTGAATGGGAATGATAGAGTCCGAAATGTATTCCGCAGGAATGTCCATCTCGTTTGCGAGTGATACGATCATCGCGCTTTCCTTCGCCCGTGCGCGAAGTGCCTCTTCGTAGTCTTCTCCCATATCGGAGTAAATTTGTCCGGCTGTCTTCAGTCCTGCCTTCCAAAGGTTGATGTCGGCATTGGCTTCGCGTCCGTAATCAATCGAAACCTTGGCAGGCCAGCACCAGCGCCCGTCGAGAAGAAACTCGGAATCCGGAATGAGTCCGCGAGCGGCGGCGTCGAGCAGGATAATATTTTTTATCCTGTCAAGAAATTTACCCTCTAGCAACCCACGCCACCGCAAGAACGTGCGCTCGGCCATTGCCGCTTCCATGCGAGCCATAGGCCCGCTCTTATCGGCGTCGAATGCGAAGCCGTAGGGAAGCCCGACAGCCATGCAGATATGAGCTTGGATGAGCCGGATAAATTCTCCGAATGCACCCGTCGGACGATCCGACTTGAACATCTCCATTTTCTCGCCCGATCCGAGATAGTTGACCGTTCCAGGGTCGAGCGACTGCAAGCGTGCGACCTGTCCTTGATCGTTTGAGTTGCCCCGCGCGAAGTAGTCGCCAGCGTCAGCGGCCCCGCTCTCGGTGGTGATGACGCCGGACTGATAGCTCGCGTATTTGATCGCCTGCACTTCGGCCTTGATCGCTTCTTGCAAGTCGCGAGTTGCATTTAACGCAGTTGCGAAAGCAGAGCGCCCACGATATTCGTCAAGTCGCGCTGCGTCGAACAAGTGGATAAACTCTTTTGCAACAATATCAACAGGAGAAATATACTGATTATTGATAGTACGCGTAAAAATTGTGTATGAAACGGGTCTTCCATAATCGTCAACATTAATGCCGCCAATGTATTTGTCGGTATCCGTTCTGTCGTAAGGCGATCCGATGCGGTCGGCTTCGACGCTTTGCAATTTTAGATCTTCGCCGTCGCGAACGATTATAAATCCGCAGTCGCCATCGCGAAGGATGGCCGTTACAGCGAGTTGCAAAAGCGTTGTGAAGTTGTGACGGCCTAGAAAATCACATTCGTTCATCCACTTCTGCCAGTATTTTTCGATCTTCGTATCAACTTCATGATCGCCGGTGCGGGCCTGATAGGCGATGCGTCCCGAAACGTAGGTTGCAAATTTGAGAAGGAGAGATCGGACAGGTGGAAAATTGTCTGCGAGATCGCGAGCGGCTCGGATGAGCGAAAGCCTTTCGCGTGTTCCTGCCGTATCTTCACCGCCGGACACTCCGCGACTGATCCCGCGCTTCTCGCTCGTCAAGGCAGAATCAAAGCGCCCGAAATTGCGGAGCTTCGCTTGGTTGACCATGCGGTCGAGAGCGGCTTTGGGCGCAACAAGAGAAAGGGCTTTTGTGATTAGGTCTTGCATTATGGGCGCTGTGTTGGGAACGTCGGCGTGAACCTTCTTATACGTGTTCCGCTCGCATTGTCAATAGCGGCTTGCAATTCCTTGATGGTCTGTGCCACCTCGGCGAGATTAGCGCGAGTAAATGAGCGCCCTGCGATGCTATACGACGCGCCAGCAACGGCTATTGCCTTCAAGCAAGCCGTAAAGTCGCCCTGCAATTCTTGCAGAGTTGCAAGCGGCAGACCGAAGAATGATTTGTTCATCGCCATTTAAATGTTGGCGATGTCAAAAAATGCAGAAGCCAATTCCCTTTCAAGAATTGGCTTCGCGTCCGATTCGCCGAAGCTTTTCGGAGTTGAAAAGAACCCTACGCCTAGGCGTTTCTAGGCTTCATCTGTCAGTTGAGAATGTCTGTTGCGCATGGCAAGCCAGCCAGATGGCGTGACGGGAAGTAACTTGTGCGATATGTCAAAAAAAAAGAAAAGGCGCGGGGATTGAACCCGCGCCGTGTGGTGTTAGGCCTGCTTGAGTTCAGCAAGTCCTTTATCGTTGATTGTTGGTTTATTTCTCCAAGGTTCAACTGGATCACGGTTTTCATCCATCAATCCCCTTTTAATAAGTGAGTGCTTTGTATTGATCCAATTCGATGGAAGCTCGTCTCTGCTAATAAGTCCTGCGTAGAACTTCAAAACTTCAATTTGAGTTTTTGAGATATTTGTTTTCATTTTGTTTTTTCTTTTTAGGTTTTCTTCGTCGGGCTTCTTACCCTTCGATGTTTTGAATATCTTCTGTTTTTTTATTTTTGAAAAGAAAAAAATTAAATTATTTTTTGCCCTTCGCGGAGCCGCTTAAATGCTAGCTCTCCGCGCCTATCGGCAGAACGCCTGCCAGCATCGCGGATGCAAGCGCGATACATTCGCAGTCCCAAAGATGGTTCGGGCGTCCGCCGATGCGCACCCATCGCTGCTCGACCTGTTTGGTCTTGGAGTTGGTTACATCTTTCTTCATCTCCGACAACATTTGCTTCCTGTAGTCCTCGGACACGTCCCTCGCAACTTCCCACTTCGGCGTGGCGTCAGCCTGGCGAAGTGACGCCAACTTATCCTTGATGCCTTCGTTGGAGAAAAAGAAATACGCGCATTTCAACCCGTCGCTTCCGGCCTGCGCTCCTTCAATTTTGCTAACGAAGCGCCGTGTGCGCCGCCCGTTGTCGATATGATAAAAGCCGTCTTGCCCCGACCCGTGCGAAGCCGTCCACCCACGCCTAGCGCATTGCTCGTAAACAAGCGGAGTGTCGTAGCCGGCATCCACGACGACGCACCTAGGCATGATGTCGAATTGTTGTTGAATGGCATCGAGCGTCTCCCAAGTCAGCGGGCGCGACTCGTGCAAGAGCATGGATGACCCATCCACGCGGAAGGCGCGGACGATGCACCAGAAGTGATCGCGTTGCTTATCCACGCACATAAAGCGCCGATGCTCGCCGTCGATCTTTTGTCCTTCGAGATATTCAGCTTTGGCATAGTCGCCGGTCGTGATCTCCGGCAGATCGCTCGTTACCTCGTCTTGCCAAGTCTGTGCCTTGCGCTTTTGAATAAATTGTTTGAGCGGCTCTAGGTTGCCGGATGACTTGGCTTCGTTGGCCTCGATCCATTCCTTAACAATGCTGAACCACGGTATCCACCATACGGCGTAGGCCGGATACTCGAACGAGCGATGCCCCCGCACCGGATGTGGGTTGAGTGCACGATAGGTTGCAGAATTTGCAAGGTTTCGTCGAGTGCTGGCGTCGTCTTTGTATCGCGTTTCGCAATGCTCGCACTTCATTCGGACGGAGTCCTGCACCCTATCCCACAAGATGCCGCCCTTCTCGTCACGTTCGGACGTGTATTCGATCTGATCGAACAAGTATCGCTGCCAGTTCCCACAATGGGAACACGTCCAGCCCCAGACTTCTCGCGTTCCGCTGTCCCATTCGGCATCTGCTTCGTGTCCTGCGTCCCATCCTTGCGACACTAAGAGCGTCTTGCGGTTCCATCTGTCGTGATGTCGGGCCTTGAGTTCCTTTATCATGCCGCTTTTCCACCTCCATACCTCGTCCCCGATGCAATAGCGCATGGATTTTTCTTGCAAGTTCGTCATGTTCGCCCCGCCTGCGAACAATACCATATGCGGAAATAGGATCGTGGTCTTGCGTAGCGCGTGCCGGTCTTCTGGGAATAGGTCTTTGACTGGTTTGCATTCGTTAAAGATCGGCAACAAGCGCGACTCCGTCCAGTCCTTGACCATGTCGTCAGTCTGACCGACGAAAAGCGTAGGCCCAGGCTTTTGAGCCACAATGAAACAAGCCAAAGTTTCCATCATGGTAGTTTTCCCGCCACCAGTCGGTGCGCGAAGAAATACCTGCGTCGTTTCGTCATCACTTGCGGCCAATAGCGGCGCGTTGAGCCACGGCGCAACCGAAGGGTCGAAGCGCGAAGCGCGGTCGGAGTTCGGAAAGCTGACGTGATCGCTCGCCCAGTCGAGTATCGTGCCGTCGAATGCGAGCTTGATGCCGTCGCGGATGCCTTGTGCAAGTGGATTCATCGCATTCCAAAAATTTGCTTGAGCGCGTCGAGATTCCCATACGGCGGCTGTTTAGAAGTCGGCTCCTCTTCTCCATCATACATGGCAACTTCCCATGTCGTTTCAAACATCTTTCGAAGACCGGCGGCGGACATCGTTACATTTCCTTCACCGTCGAATGAAGGATTGCGTTTTGAGTAAATTTTCCAGAGTTCTTTTTTTGTCATAGCTTTTTAGTCCTAGGTCAAGCCTAGTTTGAACTATACCCTTTCGAGTTCAATTTGCTCATAAGTTCATTGATTATACCTTTTCAAGCTCATTTCGGATCTCGGCCAAGATCGCCTGCGTGCGCTCATGCAACTTCTTTCGAAGACTCGCTTCGTCGAGTCCGGCCAATGCTCCCGATGCATCGTTGACGAGCGCCGCGAGCTTGGCGCTGAATATCGCGCCGATGCGGATACCGGCTTCGCGCACTACGGCGATCTCAACCAACTCGCCCCTGTCTTGCTGAAGCCGGACGCGAATGCGTTCGGATTCGAGCAGGGTCTTTTCAAGTCGAGCTTCGTTCAGCGTTGCCGGTGCGGCTTTGCCCGATGCCTGCAAGTATTCGTCTCGCCATTTTGTAGCGTCCTCGACCGACGTTGTGGGACAGCCCATTTTGACCCATTTATGGACGGCAACTTTGGAAACTCCCCACGCATCCGCGATGACTTGGAGCGTTACTTTGTTAACCTTGGTTTTTTTGATCATGCACAAGAGAGCGAAGAGAGTCTATTTACC